AGGTAAGCCAAACTCTTAATGAGGCATTTGGCAAGACTCTAGCTGTATCAGTAATTACAGTTAAGGGAACTACAGTTTCAGCTGCTAACCCTACTTACCAGTTCTCAATCCTAGTAAATAACCTAACTCCGATCGGATCAGCTGGAGTAGCCGAAATTGCTACATCTAGCATTACATTTACTGTAAACTCCGTAATCACAGTATCGCCTTCGGTACCGTTCTAATTAAGGAGTAACAATGGCAAAGCTAAAGATTACTAGGGCTAATGGTGAAGTCACAGAACACAAGATAACACCAGGAATTGAATATAGCTTTGAGTTGAAGTGGGGCGCAGGCATTAGCAAGATCTTGCGTGAGCATGAACAGCAAACCCATATTTTTTGGTTAGCTTGGGAGTGCTTGCGCAAGTCTGGTGCACAAGTACCTGTGTTTGGAGTTGAGTTTATAGACAGCCTAGAAACTGTCGAGGTATTAGACGAAGAAAAAAAATAATAAAGCGGGATTCTATAGTCTATGGAATAGCAGCATTGTCCGTAGAAACTGGAATACCGCCTAGCGAGTTTATCGATATGGACTCGGAGATGTATCGGGCTATTATTCAAGTGATAACCGATAGAGCCGAAAGGGTTAAGAATGCCAGCAGAGGTCGTAGGCGTTAAAGACGTTCTTAATGGGCTTAGTTTTATCGATGAAGATTTAAGAATAAAAATTAGTAAGGCTATTGATCCATTAATGCGAGCAGTAGCAGAAAAGGCTAAAAGCTTTGTGCCATCTAATAGTCAAGTATTATCTGGGTGGTCTAAGCCATTATCTTCTACTATCGAACGACCATTTCCAAAGTATGATGGCAGTATAGTTAAAGCTGGTATTGGATATAACCCAGGTAAAAATGTAGCCACAAAAAATGGCTGGCAAGTAAGCCAATATGTTTACAACGTAAGTAGGGCTGGATCTATCTACGAAACCGCAGGCAGATTAAATCCACAAGGTAGAGCGCCATTTACATTTAGGCATGAGGGTAGCGGTACTTATGTTAGAAAGTCTGCTAAGAGCCAAGCACTAGATTTTTATGATTCAAATAACCCATTTGCTAGCCAGCAATTTATAGGTGCGTTAGAGCCAGTAACAAAGCCTAAGCGAGTACCAGGCGCACGTGGGGCAACTGGTCGAAAGATGCAAGGCCGTTTAATCTACAAGGCTTGGGCACAGGATAATATAAAAGTATATGAAGCTATATTAAAGGCTGTAGATAAAACAGCTGTAGAATTTACACGCAAAACTGAAATTAAGAAGGTGGCATAGTGGCCAATATATTTGTAGCAGCCTCGGCGACCTGGAATGGTAAGGCACTTAAAAAGGCTAAACAAGATGTAAGTGTATTTGACAAGCAAGTCAAAAAATTAGGCGGCACACTGGCCGCAGCATTTTCAACTAGAGCAATAATTAGGTTTGGTAAAGAAGCAGTAAAAGCATTTGCAGCCGATGAGGCAGCCGCCAAATCTTTAGAGATTCAATTAAAAAATACAGGCTTTGCATTTAGTTCACCAGCCGTAGAACTTTATATTGCTAATCTACAAAAAACCACAGGCGTTTTAGATGATGAATTACGCCCAGCATTCCAGCAATTACTAACTGTTACAGGATCTATTACCACCAGCCAAAATGCATTAAATACGGCTATGGATGTATCGGCCGCTACAGGTAAATCTTTAAGCCAAGTAACAACGGCGCTATCTAGAGCCTATGCTGGCAATACCACAGGATTAAGCAGGTTAGGTGCTGGCCTAGATAAAACTTTATTAAAGGCTGGCAATATGGACGATATTATGGCCGAACTTAATAAAAAGTTTTCAGGTCAGGCCCTGGCTAGATTAGATACTTATGCTGGCAAAATGAGTTTATTTGCTGCATCTGTAGCCAATGCAGAAGAAATTATCGGCAAAGGTTTATTAGATGCATTAACAGAATTAGGTGATGATAAGAGTATTGAAGGCCTAAGCAATAACATGGAAGACTTTGCCACAGCTACAAGCGAAGTAATTGTGGGTCTAGGTAGAGTAATTGGTAAACTAAAGGCAATAGGTAATATACCTGGTGTAGATGGTTCAATTTTAAGAAACCTACCATACATAGGCCCAGCCTTACGTGCTGCGGAAGCTTTAAGATCTACTGGCAAAGATTCAGTAGATCGTGGTGGTCAAGAAAGAACAGCTGGCCGTGTACTAGCCGCACAAAGAAGACAAGAAATCAAAGCATCTCAGGATCTATTAAAATTAAAGAAGCAAGAAGTAGCCACATTAAAGGCTAAGAGTGCAATAGATGAACTATCTGCTAAGTTTGATGTAGAGCGTATTGGATTTCAGAAAGCGCTTAATGAAGCCACAGATGAAGAAACTAAATTACGCATCAGAGGACAGTTAGCCATCCTAGATAATAACGAAGCATTAGCCAAAAAGATATTAGAAGAATTAAAAGCGGCAGATGCAGCAAAGAAATTAGGGGATGCATTAGAGGCTAGTGCTGATAAATACGATAAAATGATAAGTGGCTTAATTGGACAATTTAGAGCGCTAGGTTTATCACTACAAGAATCTATGGCCTTAGCAGGTATGTCTGCTAGATACCAGGCGCAGGCAGATGCCTTTGCAGCTGGTAGAGGCCCAAGTGGGGCAGCGCCATTATCTACAGATCCATACGACATTTTAATTAGACAACTTGCACCAGAATTAAATACTCAATACGGATTACCTGCACAAGAGGCCATTTCATTAGCCCACATGTCTGCAAGGTATCAGGCACAAGCCGATGCAATTACTTTAAGAATAGATGCCTCTGGCGATAAGATGAGCCAAGCAATAGCTGAAAGTATACAACAGGCAACTCGAAATGGTTATAGTATTTCTGGCGCTGGGCAGTTACCATAATGGCTGTACCTACACTCAATGCGATAATTAACTTTAGCACTGGCCCATCCACTGCCCAGGCTATGCAGTTAGATATTGGAATTTTAGGTACTAACGTATTGGCAGATTCTGTAGCTGTAATCGTAGATGTATCAAATCGCATTAACAGGGTAGAAACTAATAGAGGCCGTACTGCACTTAGCGATCTATTCCAAACAGGTTCACTTACTCTTCGTCTAACAGATCAGAATGGCGATTTCAACCCACAGAACACATCTAGTCCTTATTACACATTTTTAACACCTATGAAAAAGGTGCAGATTACTGCTACCTATAACAACGTTACCTATCCTATATTTTCAGGATTTATTACAAGCTATGTAACTACCTACCCACAAGAATCAGAGGATGTAGCGACTACTACTATACAAGCTGTAGATGCTTTTAGATTAGCCCAGTTAGCCCAGATAAGCACAGTTACAGGCGCTAGTGCTGGTGATCTATCAGGCGTTCGTGTTAATGAGATATTAGATGAAATTGACTGGCCACAATCTATGCGTGATATAGATACAGGCTTGACTACATTACAGGCAGACCCAGGTACTACTCGCACAGCCTTACAAGCTTTAACTACTGTTGCCGAATCAGAGTATGGCGCTTTATATGTAGATGCTACTGGCTCGTTTGTATTTCAGGATCGAGATGTAACTGTCGCATCTATCGCTGCCACACCTACACTCTTTGCAGATGATGGTACTGGTATAGATTACTTTGATGCAGCCTGGATATTAAACGATGTGCTTATATTTAATAAGGCCACTATTACTAGATTAGGTGGTACTGCTCAGGTAGCAACAAATCAAGCCAGCATAGATAAATACTTTCTTCACAGTTATTTCTTAGATGGCCTACTAATGGAAACCGATGCAGTAGCTTTAGATTATGCCCAGGCTTATGTGGCTAGTAGAGCCGAAACCTCTATCCGATGCGATGCCATAGTCTTAGACCTATACACCCCTAATTACGATCCAGGTGTAGTAGCAGCTTTAGACCTAGATTTCTTTGATCCGATCACAGTGCTTACTACCCAGCCTGGTGGGTCGACTATAGAGAAAACTTTGCAGATCTTTGGCGTGAGAATGAATATCACCCCAAATAGCTGGAAAACAACCTTTACAACGCTAGAACCTGTCATAGATGGCTTTATACTTGGCTATAGTGAATTAGGTTCTGGGGTTC